CTAAGTTTGATATTGAGTCCTTTTACTGTTTCTGCGATGTTTCCACCTCCAATGCAGAAAAAAACACATCAAAATTGATGTGTAATCAGTATTGAGAATATCTCTATTTATAATTCTAATTCTTCGATAATCTTATCAATATCAACACGATATTTAATAAATTTACCAGATTCGACTCTATTTAAATAATCTTGACATTTTTCAACTATTTCTTTGATTTTTTTACCTATTATTTGGGCATTTAAATCATAAGAAGACCCAGATTTGATATGAAACTTTTCAAAATAGTTTTTATCGACTGGGAACATTTTTATTAGGTGGAGACCTGCTTTGTTTCCTGTCATTGTCTTACTTGTTGGGGGTAATGAAAAATATAAATCATTCGGTACACTACTAGCAATATTAGACCTGAACGGTAAAGCAAAATCATAGACTTTACTCTTATATTTTAGTTTTAAAATTATTACATAAGGTCTTCTATTAGTATTTTCTAATAACTCATTTGGTTTTGAACACTTATCGAAAAATTTATTAGAAATTGAAACAATGCGCATAATTTCCAGTCCCCTTTATATAGCAAAAGCCTCCACAAAGAAGGCTTTTACATACATGTGAGCAATATTCTAACCGTTGCTCTCGGTATAACATCCACATAAATGATATTCTAACTTTAATGTCCCCGTCATTTTCGGAGGACGAACATCCACATAAGTAATATTCTAACCGTTACTTTCGGTTACATATATATTATACTAAATGATTAACCGTATGTCAATTAGAATAAATCATCAATAGTCATGGTAGCTCAACTTGTTCTTTGTAACCTAATTATACCATTAATAGCTGAATTTACAATAGAAAGTTATCGATATCATGTTGTGTTGCTTTTTTACTCGATTTATTGCCACTAATCACATGCTTCTCTAGCTCTACGATTAAAAAGTATGTATCTAGATCAAATGATTTTGTATCTTCAATCGATAATCCTAAGTGAGCAAGATTAAAGATGATATTTGCTGTGATGTCTTTTTCTTCAGTGTTATTTTGATTTGCTGGGTGAGGGTGTGCTTTTCTGAAATGTCCCGAGCATTTCACCTATCGTATTCGTCAGATTTTGTAATTCATCTTGGTTACTTAACAAACCAAAATCAAGTGACATTAAAAAGTCGTTATATGATTGTTTGCTAAAAGGTCGATGAAGCACATAGATAATCCTAAAGATAGTATCAATGACTGTGGATAAGTCTTCTTCTTTTTTACCGGTCTTTTCTAGCTTTTTAATATCACTAAATAGTTCCGTTGAAAATACATTACGATAATCAATGATTGTAAATAGTGAAGAATGTAGGCGATAGTCTTTATCGCCTAGATTAAGTGTTTTTTCCATGTGCTACTCCTTATAAGAATGTTGGAAGCGTAGGTGCAGTTGTTAAAAATGTTTGATAATTTGTATCTGTTGCTCCTGCGATTGCTCTTAAGATCAGATTGTTTCCTGCTTCAATTGGTCTAGCTGTAATATTAAGTTCTATTGAGTTTGCTTCAATAGAATCTGATTTTGTTTTACTTGAGTCTCCTGAAGGCGATGCTGTACATAAGAAATACCATATACGTCTTGCTTTTAAGTCGCCTTGAATTTCATAGCCTAATGCGAATGTTTTTGTTTCTGCATTCACAATTTCAATTAAGTTCCCATTAGTATCTTCTAAGAAGCCAAAGATATCTTTTTTAAATGCTTCATCAATTTCTGTAAACTTTAGTGTCACATTAGACCCTGAATTAGAGACAAGTGTCTTAATGACTTTATCATCTGCATAAACTTGTGCACTACTACCAATGACCTCAGTACTAATTTCTTGTGCGCCTTCTAATCGTTTGGGTACACCAAAAGTCCAACTACCATCTTCTGTTTGTGTTGCCAGTGCATAATGCACATTGGTTAAGCCAAAAGTTACTTTATTACTCATTGTTATAAAACCTCCAATTTGATTTCATAGACACGGTTTATTGAGCCGTCCTCATTTTGATATTCTGTGATCATTTGAAATTCATAACCACCATAATATAAAGATACCTCGAGCTTTTCTTCTAATTCGAGGTTCTTTTGCTTTGTTATAAGATTAAGTTGAATCGTTAGTATACGCATGGTCACTTTATCATCTGCATACATCGATCCCTTATTTGATACTTCTTGATAAATGATATAATCATCACTCGTGTCTATACTTTCTTTTTTACCATAAGAAACTTGTCCTGGTAAAACAGAACTTAATGTGGTGAACAGTGATTCTAAAATTTCTTTCATATCAGTTTCCTTTAGAAATGATTTCTTTGATGTCTTCTAACATCTTTGGTGTAAACATATCATATGCTGGCCTCATAAAAGGTCTTGGTCCGACATACTTTCCACTTCGGTGTGTATAACCAAACTCAAGTAAATGAGTGAGTCCACCTTTACCTTCAGAGTAGATAGATATGGATTGATTCATGCCACTACCTTGTGAAGTTGCGACAAACGAATCCGCAAAGGCATTTTTATAGCCACTTTTTGGCGCATTGCGTTTCATGTAATCTAATATATCTTCTGCAGTATCATTAAGCCTTTTTTCAAGTTTAGGTACTAAGCCTTCCACATAACTTTCTATTTCATTTTCAATCGCTTGTCCTAAATCATCAAGTGTAATCAATGATATCACCTAACTTAATGGATGTTCGTTTTAAATAGAGTTCAATAAACTGGCCTGTTTGATAAGTTCTTTCTATCTTATAGATAACTTGTCCTATATCCACAAATTTCGCATTGTCATAGACGATGCTTTGTACTTTGACAGCGATATCAATTCTGATATCTGAACGTTTACTTTCATAATATTCTCTTGAAGTAATCGAAAAATTAATGCCAATCACTTCTTTTTTTGACTTAAATTGATAAGACATCACACCCATGGTGTTAGGAACCATCTCCAAGGTTAGTAAGTGCATTCTTATATTGGGGGAATTTGGATACATTTTTTTTAGCTCCCTTTAGTTAATGCGAGTTGACCTACCAGCATATCAAATGACTTGGGTAGTTCTTTTGCGCTTCCATCGTTTTTAAAGCCATAAAATGTCTTCACATAAATAATAATGACTGTACTAACCATTGGATTTGATACATCATTTATATAAGAAGGATCAACCCCACAACTCATCATATAATGTTTACAGCTATTGATGTGCGTGTTTAACTCATCATCAGCATAAGTCTCTACTTGGGGGATGAGTAAAGCCTTTTTTACAATATCTAAAATCATGATGGGATCAATCCTTTCTTAACTAAAATTAGCCTGCAGGTGCAGCTTTCTTCTTAATACGTAAGAAGCCGTTATAACCGACAACATTACCACCAGTAAAGACTGAAGCTTTATAACTGATAATACCGTCTTTAAATTTATAATCTGTGGATTTACCAATCTCTACTGGTGAGAACACTGGTACTTCATAGTTCTTAAGCGCTCCATAAGCAATACCATATTCACCAGCTGCAGTATTACTATCTGAGATTGCTTTACAGTGTGAGTTAATGATATAAGGAATACCATCAATCGTTTTATTGACATAGTCAATCGAGTGAACTTTACGACCTTCTTGTGTCTTAAGTCCAGCAAATGCGCGCAAGTCATTCTTGTTAAGAATTAATACTGCACCACCTTCGACTTCTTCATCGCCACCATAAGCAAAGACAATGTCATCAAGGGTTGAATCTGTAATTGCTTCTACTTCAAGGGCTGGCTTATCCGCAAGCGCTACTGCAGCTTCACTAAAAATACCAGTGAATGTATTCGTCGTTCCTGCACCACGTAAGATTTGTTCACTAATTTTCTTCTTAAGTGAAATATTAATATTTCTTAGGACTTCTGCTTGATAAGGAATGGAAGGTAGTTTTTCTAACTCTTCTGTAATCTCTGTATAAGCAGTAATCTTTACTTTTGAAATGGTTAAGTACCCAAATGCAGGTTCCGTTTCTGAGTAAGCCCCACCTTCTGCAGTTGTTCCAGCGATTCCATTTGATTTAACAAATGATTTCTTGTAAGTCTCGCCACCATTTAAATTAATAACATTCACACGATCAACTAAGCTTGACACTTGAGCAAATGGAACTGGTGCAAGATTCGTTGACGTGTGATCAGGAAGTAAGATCTCAGAGCTTGATACTTGAATGACTCTGCTTTCTTTTAAGCTTTGTCCTCTGGTCTCTAGTTTTTCTTTATCAACCATTTGACGGTTATCTACTTGAATCGGTTTAAACTCTGTTTTAGAAGCAATCGCCATCTTCTTATCAATCGATGCTCTTTCTTCTTGAAGGGTTGTTGTTTCTGTATCTAGTGCTTCTAGTTTTTCTAGATCAGCTTCAGAATCAACTAAACTTCTAATTTCTTTTAACCTTGATTCAATTTCTTTTCTTCTTAATTCTAAATTCAT